ATGCAAGCGTCTCAGGGAGTGGTCTACAGCTATCTTCGGTTCTCCGACCCGCGCCAAGCGGCTGGGAACAGTGCGGACAGGCAGGCTGAGTATGCGAAGTCATGGGCTGCGGCCAGGGGGCTCACACTAGACGAGTCGCTTTCCTTGAGGGATGAGGGCCTTTCCGCTTTTCACCAGCGGCACATAAAACAGGGCGCCTTGGGCGTCTTCTTGCAGGCCGTTGATGAGGGGCGTATCCCGGTCGGCTCCGTATTGGTGGTTGAGGGCCTGGATCGTCTCAGTCGGGCAGAACCGATACAGGCGCAAGCGCAGTTGGCTCAGATCATCAATGCGGGCATCACCGTGGTCACTGCGAGCGACGGCCGTGAATACAACAGGGAAAGGCTGAAGGCGCAGCCAATGGACTTGGTCTATAGCCTTCTGGTCATGATTCGGGCGCACGAAGAGAGTGACACCAAAAGCAAGCGTGTGAAGGCTTCAATCAAGCGCTTGTGTGAGGGGTGGATCGCTGGCCATTATCGTGGTTTGATTCGTAATGGCAGCGACCCACGCTGGGTTCGTCTCGTCGACGGTCACTGGGAGCTGATTCCCGAGCGCGCCGAAGTTGTGCGATTTGCCATCGAGAAATATCGCGAAGGGCATGGGGCTGATCGAGCATTCAGCATGATGCAAGAGCGGGGCTTCGACACTTCATATCTAGGCATCTCGCCACAGCAAATCTATCGTTTAATAAAGTTAGTGGCTTTAAAAGGTGCCAAGCAGATTTCTGTCGGCGGTGAAGACTATCTGCTGGAAGATTATTACCCACGGTTACTATCAGATGCTGAATTCGATGAGTTACAGCTATTGCGAGGTCAGCGAAGCCGCCGGCGCAGGAAGGGCGCCATTCCCGGAGTAGTGACCGGTATCGGCATTACCTACTGTGGCTACTGCGGCACGGCAATGACTGCGCAGAACGTGATGCATAAGGTTCGACCTGATGGGACTTTGACGGACGGGCATAGGCGTATCATGTGCATGTCCTACATGAACAAGGGTGGGTGTGATGTTGGCGGGAGTTGCAGTGTTGCACCTGTCGAACGGGCTGTTATGTCGTTTTGCTCAGACCAGATGAACCTGCTGCGTTTACAGCAGCCAATAGGGCCGAGTGGTGATCTGCAGCAAGGGGTGATGAGCTCGCGAAAGCAGGTGGTTGATCTTGATGCGCAGCTCGGCCGGATTACTGAGGCATTGGCATTGGGGGAGGGCGATGGCGTCCTGCCGATTACGTTTCTGCGTAAAGCCCGTGATCTCGAAGAGCAGCTGGCTGCGGCTAGGGTAAAGCTGCACCAGGCAGAACGAGAGCTGGCCGGCATTGCCTCCAGGCAGAGGCCAGCAGATGCGAGGCTATGGTCGGAGCTGACCGCTGGCGTAGAGGCGCAGGAGGTCGAGGCGCGGGATAAGGTCCGGCAATTAATGATCGATACTTTCGACCGCATCGTGATTTATATGCGTGGTTTAGTGCCAGAGGGGCGCAGAGCCTGGTACATCGATGTCTTGCTGATTTCCAAGGCAGGACAGCGACGATGGCTCAGGGTAGAGAGGAAATCTGGGAAGTGGGCGGCCGGCGTCGACCGCCCAGACTGATGTTTACGCTGACTTCTTGTCGTCTATTGGGAGGCCGGGCGGGCTAGTGTGCACCACCAGGTGGCCTTGTCCCTCCCAGAAATTTTCCTGTACCTCGACGCATACGCGCCAGGCTGCCCATGCGACATCTTTTCCGGCTGCAAGAATGTTGCCGTGCTCGTCAATGATCGCCATCCGGGCGGGAGCGCCTGACTCACTCTTGGCGGTAAAGCCAGTGCTGACAGTCGCTGATAGTTTGGCACCCGCCAGTTTTGGGTTGGGCACTATAGTCTTCATTCAATATCTCCCCGGCGGGCTATGGGCCGTTTACTCAATGCCCGTTTTGCGGCCACGTTGGCCATGTAGGCAGCCCACTTATTGCTTTCACGCTGCTGGCGGATCCGGCTACATGTGGCGTGTCGCCGGGTCGAACGGCCTTTCCCGCAGATATCACAGATGGCAGGTAAGTCGAGGCTGTGTGAGGCCATGGGTGGGCGGATGCGTTCAGTCATGGTGTACCTCGCGTTCTTCCCTTCCTGATAGCGCGGTTTTGATGCGCTCGCGCAAGGGCTTCGAGTAACCACCTTTCAGCATGGCGGTGAAGCAATCGCGTAGCAGCCCGTCACGCTCAGCCAGCTGGGCGCGTAGGGACTTGATCAGATCATCAGCCTCGATCTTAAGGTTTCGGTGCTGCAGGTTTTCCTCCACCAGCCGAGCAACTTCGACCCTATCGACGGCTAGTCCTGCGAGATCCGGCTCGTCGATCAGAATGGCAGTTTCAATTCGTTGCTCGCCGTTGCCGATAGCCTCCAGCTTTGATTGGTATAGCCCCCCGTGGCCGCACCAGACCGTCACTGGGGTCAGTTGATAGGTGGCAAGTTCTGACATTTGCCGGAACACATCGGCGGCAATAAGCTCTGTGCTCATGTCGTGGAGTGCACGTACAGCGGAAAGCGCGTGCTCCAGCGAAGTTTGGGTGAAGATGATGCGTTGAATGCGGCTCATGCTACCTCCTCCGTCCGGGCAGTGGTGGCCGGGGTGCTGCGCAGTTGGAGGTGGACGCGCATCGCGAGGGCCTGGATGTCCTGCTGTTGTTGGGCTGCCCGTTTACGCCCTGGCTCAGTGCCAGGAAGGGCTTCCCAGGTCTTCTCGGCCAGCTTCAAGCACTCGGCGGTGTTGATCAGCAAGTCATAGTCAGCCCTGGTCACCGGCATGATCCGCTCCTCGAGCTCGACGCTTGTGCGCTTGAGGTTGGCGATGGAGTGGCGGTGCTTGCTCTGCTCCCTCTCGCGGTTGATCAGCGTTTCGTCCCGGTAGGCACGCATGACCTCCCAGGACTCATCGGCTGGGAGCAGGAGCCCGGCTTGCTGCAGGGCGGCTTCAATCGCCAGCGCCATCTGCTCGGCGGTGGCATAAGTGCCCGCGTGCTCCGCCAGTGTCGAGTCCATCGCTGTGAGGATGCAGCTGGCGGCGGAAAGGTGCGTATACCCCTCGACAGGCTGCGCGTGCGGGCGATTTTTAGCGATTAGCGTTCCATCAACGGGCGCTGCCTCGCGCAGCTTGTCGTGGGGTATCTGCGCCTCGGTGGAGCTGCTGCAAGGGAGAATAATGCCTGCTGCTTCGCAGCAGAGACTTTTTGTTTTTTGCGCGTCGACATCACGGACTCCGCAGAGCAAAGCGGGAGTTGCTTCGATGAATTCCTGTTGTGTCGCGTGCCCGCTTCCCTCCGTGGTCGAGCCCTGTGGTGGTATCCCCATGATGGTGGTGCGTCTGGCATCGCCTGACAGGAGATCAAAAAACAAGCCGCGTTGGTGGTGGGCGCGACCTGCTTTTCGGCCAAGGAAATAGGCGTAGGCATACAGCCCGACTATGAACGCGCTGATGACGATGAGGGCGATGACCTGTTGGGTGGTCATGGGTCGAACTCCTTGTGGTGTGCGGGCCGGTGGTGGCGGCCCTTGCGGGGTGTTACTGCTTTTCTTGCTCGGGTTGCCGAGATTGCTTTTCATCCGCCAGGTAGGCCCTGCTATCTATCAGGGCGGCCACATGACGGATGTGGGCGAACTTCAGGGCTTTCTGACTGTTGTCCAGCGTGGTGATGGGCAAGCAGATCCGTCCGACCTTTAGTTGCTCCGCAAAGGTGTCTTCGTTGAGGTTGCGGAAGTACTGCACACGCACCTTGTCGAGTGGGATGAGCACATCGCCAAAGGTCCGGTACAGCAGCTCCACAGTCGTTGCATCAGGTGCGTGCGGCAGGCGCAGCGCGATTTGGTTGGTATTGCTCATCAGGCTTCGGGCTCTCCCTGAGCTTGTGGCGTGACGGGTGGTGCCAGGTGATCTCGCAGTGCTTGCGTACCAAGTCACGCCATTCTTCAGGAACCTCCTGGAGCGCAGCGTTGCGCTCATCACGGGTCTTGAACTGGAGGATCTGGGCCGCGTACTGCCTAGGCCGCATAGCGCTTGTCTTCCGGTGGTGTCGGAAGTTGCAGTTCGAGGCGTTCTGCCAGCCAGGGGATCCCGGCCTGCTTCACGCGTGTCGACTCGCTGTACTGCATCCCGGCTTCAGGGTGAAACCAGCTACCCTCTTTGGTCCGCAGATATTCGCGGTCGCGGGTTGGGTAGCGGGGCAGGTTGCGCTCGGTCAACAGTTCGTTCTCACGCATGCGGCGGATCAGCTCGTTACGGCTGATACCAAAATGCTTGGCTGTCTGTGCAAGTGTGCGTTCCACGTTCACCTCCTAAGCCACGTCGGCGAGTACAGGCCCGACATGTGCCATGTCGGCTGTATCCACCTTGCCGTTGGCGATAGCTTCGAGGTGCGCGGCAACCTTTCGCGCACTGGCGAGGTTGTTCGCTGGCAGCGTCAGACTGTTCACCGTTGAGCCCATGCGGATTACGACGTTGACCTGGTCGAGATATACCTCAGTCTGCAGCGTTGCCTTGGCGCGGGCGCCGTTCGATTCGTCGCGAAGGATGTGGGTGAATTGCCCTGTCAGGTTGGTCTGCGCCTTGAGGCAGGCAAAAGCGTTGTGGCTCAGTGCGTAGCTCATGCGGACAGCTCCTCGATGGCGACGGTTTGCTGCAAGGCATAGCCCCACGGACGAATGCCCTTGTTGGCGGGTAGTCGTACCCGGCGATAACCGAGTAGCGGCAGACACTGACCGATCGCCATCTGATTGGCGCGGTCTTCAGTCAGGCCGAGCGCCTCGATCAGGCCTGGGCCGGTTACCACTAGCGGCCAGTCGTTCTCGGCTAGGTGGGAGCGGAGCTGCTGCTGGAACTGGTACTGGCGGCGATTCGGAGTTGGGGTGTCCGCGCTATCAATCCAGTCGCTCGCACCCATCTCGGCAATCAGGTCGACACCTGTGCAGCGCTGGGTGGCTTGGTTAGCTCGGGACGCGGCCATGCGGCGGTTCATGCCGATGACCCGGCCTGTACGGAACATGGTGTTGAATACACGGCCTGCGCTGACGATGCGGTCGGCCTCGATATGCTCGGCCATGGGCGCGACAGGCTGCGCTTGGTTTGCTGCTGTGATCGAGTAGGAACCGTGTTTGCGGAGGCTCGGCAGCACTTCGCTGGTGACCCACTTCTTGAAGCGCTTGGCCTCTGGTTTACGGCTGCGGAGGATCAAGCAGTACAAGCCGGACTCATTGATCAAGATCGGCTTGCGACCCGAACACGAAGACTCTTCGTGTTTGCGCTTATCGTCGCTGTCCAGGCCAAGCAGGGCTTTATTGGTATCGCTCAATGCGAGGGCGGCGCAGACATCTTTGGCGAAGAACCAAGGTTTGCCGTCGATCAGCAACAAACGAACGTTGTAGTTTTCGAAGGTGTGTTGAATTGGATGGTTCACGCCGCGTGCCCTCCGTCATCGGGAGTCAGCGGGCGGAATGCGGTGGCCATTGCCGGGCGCTTGGTGGTACCAAACGCGCAGCCGTGCTGCTTGGCCAGGCGGCGAATCTTGAAGATCAGGTCGGTGGATGCAGCGGCCGGGTGGACGTGCAATGAAGCGCTGGTGTGCATGGTGTTGCCTCACTCTGTGGTGGAAGAGTGAGGCAAATATCACGCAACGTGCTGTCGCGTGTCAACACGGTTTGTTTTATTTTTTTGAGGTGTGCATAAATCGTGATGATTTGAGGATGCCCCCCACCAGGTGAATGTGCTCAATTTCCTCATCAGCGACATGGATTGGGGCATGGTCGGCGTTGACGCTATCGAACCGATACATTCCGTCGCGCAGGTAGATGAACTCCTTAATCATAGTTCTACCGGCCGTTGTTCTTACCAAAACCTCGTCGCCGCTGTAGTAGCTCTTGCTTGGTTCCACCAGCACGTATTCCCCGTTCTTGATCCTTGGGTGCATGCTATCGCCGGTTACCTTTAGACCGTAGGCGTCAGGGTCATCGCTATGGATGTTGAGGTACCCATCGCCATGTCCGGTGGGGAAATCCAAGGCTTCGAAGTACCCATCTGTCCCTAGTTGTGCATAGCCTACTACCGGCACCGCGCCCTCCAAGGCCCGTCTTGCAAATGTAATGTTGACGCTGGGCGGTGCTTCAGCGGGGGCGGAGCCCGGCAGCAATTCTCCCAAGGTGATGTTCAGAGCGCTCGCCATCTTTTCAATGTCTGCGAGGTTGGGCTCTCGAATGCCCCGCTCATAGTTGCCTATGCGGGATTGCGATTCCCAGCCGCAGGCGTTCGCCAATGATTGCTGGCTCAGGCCCTTGGCTTTGCGGAAGTGCTTGATACGTTGTGCGAGTGTCTTCATCCCTGTTTTTTAACACGTACTGAAATGTTTTTTTTGCACTAACCGTGTTGATTAATCCACGATCCGTGTTATCTTCGTCGGCGAGTCAACCGGAGTCTTCGTCATGAATCGTATCGCTGAGATAAGAAAAAGCGCTGGCATCAAGCAAAGGGATCTGGTTGCTCGGTTGGGATGGACCCAAGCCCGATTGAGTAACTATGAGTCTGGGCTTCGCCTGCCGGGTCTGAGTGAGTGTCGCGCTATCACTGCGGCCCTGAATGACCTAGGCGCGAAATGTGGTCTGGATGATGTTTTCCCGCCCGAACTGGACGAGCCACGAGCGGCGTAGCCCACATACAAAGAAAAAAGGCGACCCGAAGGTCGCCTCGTTTCCCCCAGTAGTACCACCACAGTGCTACCAGGCCGCGTTCAAGGATGTGGTGCACACCACGAAACTACTGTCCTTGGCCACGTAGTTCCTGGCACTGATGCCAGGAGCCGCTTTCTCCACCACAGAGAGGGCGGCGGGGTGCCAGTGAAGTCGGGCGACATCTCTGGCAATCGCTCTCTTACAAGCCATGCGGCGAGTCTAACACCACCGCTCGTCGCTGGCACTGGCAGCTTACCTGGCGTAATGCCATGTGCCAGAACGGGGCGAGTGATCGCCTCCAAAGCCCAGCAGTAGCACCACGATGCTGCCGGGCCGCGTGATAGGTAAGCGGGCACACCACATAGGTCTGCTTGCCTTGATCGCACCACCCAGCAGTAGCACCACGATGCTGCTGGGTAGCGTGAGAGGTAGGCGGGCACACCACATAGGTCCGCTTGCCTTGATCGTAACGCCCAGGCAGGGAGCCTGGGTGTCACCTCCTTCACCACGGGAGGTGGTTGTTTCGCCGGGGCTGGTCGATGGAGCGCCGCCCCGGTCTGAGGCCGTTTCTGCCCCTGAGGGGCCGGCTATTGCACACCTACAACGCTATGCGGTGCTGGTTTCACCACAACACGCCGCAGGCACTGGCTACCGACAAGGACCAACGCCATGAGCCGAATTGCAATGAGCTGCATTGAGCGCGCCAAGCGCGAAGTGCTCCCGCTCGAACTCGCGCTGTACCACGCTGTGCGGGACTACACAGGCGGTGCCGCCGCCATTGCCGCCACCACCGGCCGTAATGCCACGACCCTCCAACACAAGCTGTCTCCTACCCATCCCACTCACATCGTCAACGTTCAAGAGTTCAGTGAGATCCTGGAGCTGACCAAGGACCCACGCATTCTTGACTCGATCCACGCCCTTGTTGGCGACACCATCTGGCAGGAACTGTCTGATGCATATACCAATGACATCCCTGAAACATTGACGATGGGCCTTGCCGAGTTCTTCCGGCAGGTAGCCAATCTGGCCGAAACCTGGGCCCGTAGCATCGGTGATGGAAAAGTCGACGATCAGGAACTGGCTGAGATTCAGAATCAGGTGTTCCGAGGCATCCAGGGGCTGCTCGGCATGTATCGCCGTGCCGAGTACGTCAACCAGACCACTCGGGGGGCTCACCGTGGCTGATATCGCAGATCTGGCGAATGATCGCGCCCAGTGGCATCTGGAATTGGTTCTGTCTGCTCGGGCACCTGCGTCCGTGTGTGATTCGCTCGAAGAGTGCCTGGGATGTGGTTGCACCATTCCTGAACCACGCCGGTTGGCCGCGAAGGGCTGCCGGCGCTGCATCGAGTGCCAAGGGCACTTTGAGAGGAAGGGGGCTCGCTATGCTGGATAAGGTTCTCGACCAGTTGCATGACTACGGCCTGCAACCTGATCAGCCCTTGATCTTCGGCAAGCTCACCCGCTGCCGCACCAAGGACGACAAGGGAAAGGAAAAGAACGGTTGGTATGTTCTACATGAGCATTTGGCCGAGAAGGGGCAAACCCTGATCTTCGGCAGCTTTGGTGATTGGCGTTTGGGCGAAACGCAGAAGGTGAAGACCGATGGTCGCGGGCTGACCCCGGAAGAGCGTGAAGTGATGCGCGCCCGACAGGCCGACGCCAAGCGGCGTGCTGCAGAGATCGCCGCCAACGCAGCGCGCCGTGCAGCGAAGCGGGCCGATGCTTTATTCAAGCGCATGCCTGAGAAGGGGCGTAGCGCTTACCTGGACCGCAAGCAGGTGGTCGGGTTCGGTGTTCGCTATGCCCCGAAGTCGGACGCGGTGCTCGTCCCAATGCAGAATGCTCAAGACGCCATCGTCGGCCTGCAGGTGATTTTTCCGACTGTCCAAGAGGATACCGGGCGCGACAAGTCCTACTGGCCGCACGGCATGGCCAAGGATGGTGCATTCCACATGATTGGTGGACACCCCGAACCAGGCGAGCCGGTGCTCGTGTGTGAGGGTTACGCCACCGGCGCTAGCCTGCACATGGCGACTTCCCAGGCGGTGGCCATCGCCTTTGACGCGGGCAACCTGATGGCGGTTGCCAAGCACATGCGTGAGCGCTTCCCGGGACGGTCCATCATCATCTGCCGTGATGACGACTGGAAGACCAAGCGCCCGACGGGCGAGCCTTGGAACCCAGGTGAGGAAAAGGCGAACAACGCCGCCGTGGTGGTGGGTGGCCAGGTCGTCGGCCCGATCTTCTCCCTTGAGCGTGAGGTCAAGTGGACCGACTTCAACGACCTTCATTGTGCTGAAGGCCTCGAGGCGGTTCGCCGGCAAGTCACCGCGGTGATCAAGCCTCCTGCTACAGGTGGCTGGAAGGACATGCTGGCCAGGACCGAGAGCGGTGCCATGATCGCTCATATGCAGAACGTCGAGTTGATCCTGGCCAATGATGAACGCTGGGGCGGGGTGATCGGCTACAACGCCTTCAGCTCGAAGATCATGCGCCTTCGTGCTGCGCCTTATGGCGGTGTGCCAGGGGAATGGAGCGACATCGACGACATGCGGGTGATGAAGTGGCTGGCTCAGCAGGGCCTGCGCGTGAAGGCCTCCCATGTGGTCGAAGCGGTCAGCGTCGTCGCGCACGACAACGCCTTCCATCCAGTGTGCACCTACTTGGCCAAGCTCGAATGGGATCGTGTGCCACGGCTTGACCGCTGGCTGCATGAGATTTTTGGTGTCCCCCGCAATGAATACAGCGCCAAGGTCGGGAAGCGCTGGCTTATCTCGGCAGTGGCGCGAGTCATGAAGCCCGGCTGTAAGGCGGATGCGGTAATGATCCTTGAGGGCGCACAGGGCGCGGGCAAGTCCTCGGCCTTGGGCATCCTTGGGGGCGAGTGGTTCATGGACACGCCGTTCACCTTGGGAGACAAGGACGCGTTTCAGGCCATCCGGGGTAAGTGGATCGTCGAGCTGGGTGAGCTGGACAGCTTCAACAAGGCTGAGAGCACCAAGGCCAAGCAGTTCTTCTCGGCCTCCATCGATACCTACCGCGAAAGCTATGGTCGAAGAACGAGCGACGTGCCACGCCAGTGTGTTTTCGCGGGGACCACCAACCAAGATGAATACCTCAAAGACGCCACGGGTAACCGTCGCTATTGGCCGGTCGCCTGCGTCAAGGTCGATCTGGAGGCGTTGCGCCGCGTGCGCGACCAGCTGTGGGCTGAAGCCATGTTCTGCTACCAGGCCGGTGATATCTGGTGGGTGACCCGTGAGGAGGAAGAGCTCTTCACTGCGGAGCAGGAAGAGCGCTTCGTGGTGGATGAATGGGAGGGCCCGATACTCGATTGGCTGGAGGCCTCCCAAGTCGGTGAAACGGTCACCGGCAGCGAAGTGCTGGGTCAGGCGCTGAACCTAGACCCTGGCCACTGGGGCAAGCCCGAGCAGATGCGTGTGGGGTCGATCATGCACCGCCTGGGTTGGCGTCGTCGTCGGCTGGCGGCGCTGCCGAAGAGCGGCAAGCGCCCTTGGGCGTATCAGAAGCCCGATGGCTGGGGGCGGACGAGCCCGCTGGAGCAGACTCCGGCGCCGAAGGAGGAATGCTTTTGATCAAGCACATTGATGAGATGCTGAAACTGTGGGCGCAAGAGCTGCACACGCCAGATGTTTCCGGCGGTGGTTCGGGTGGTGGTAGCATGCTTGGGCTTCTCATGGACTGCCGTGGGGATCTGATTCGAGGTACAAGGGGAAGTCGGGTGCTGCTTGATGAGTCTGCGGATATCGAGATCATCGTGAACAAGCATCTGGAGCCCCAGTTGTACGTTATTGTCAAAGAACACTACTGCAACCAGGACAGCCTGCTCGAGCAGAAGATGACGTATTGCAGGTGCAGTAGAAAGACGTACTATGAGCGCCTGCACCAGGCCCATGTGGCTATTCAAGTCTTGTTGAAGGGGAAGAGGGCTGCATGATCCGTCACCTTTGGTCCTACCGTCCCGCTGCGGTCCTGCTGCGTTTTTCGGAGGTTAGCCCAGCCCTAGCCCGCGCAGTTCGCGGGCTGTCCCACCGTCCCACCGCTCACACGAAGGCGCGCACATAGGCGCATGCAGCGTACTACGCGCGCGTTGCGCGCAGCGTGCTTTTAATCTCTCTCTTTACACGGGAAAGGGTTAATAACAGTTAGACAGTGGGACAGCCCTTGATTTTCGGGGGCTCTACAAGTCCCACTATCTCCGCCCCCTTTGGGACCAATGGGGCAGCGTCAAAGTAAAGCTAAGCCGGGAAGGTGTGTTGTCCCGACATTCGCTAGACATTCCCCAGACGTTTACCCCTTATTGCTGGGTGGCATTAAAACTCTCTTGCTGCCAGGAAACTCGACCTGCAAAATGTACCCATCTTCGAGACGTGCGGGCACATAAAGCGGCTCGCTAAACACTGAAAACCCCGGCCTTAGCGCCGGGGTTTTTGCATTTGGGGGATTCGATGAACAGCGAGCAGCAAGCGTTAGTTGAGATGCCAATCTGGTTGGTGATCTTCCTGTCCCTGGTCGGCGGGGTATCAGGCGAGATGTGGCGGGCCGACATGGCCGGCGTTAGCGGCTGGTTCATTTTCCGCCAGGTGCTGCTCCGCTCAGGTGCGTGCGTCGTGTGCGGGCTGTCGACCATCATGCTGCTGTACTCGGCCGGCATGTCCATGTGGTCGGCCAGCGCCATTGGTTGTCTCACGGCCACTGCCGGTGCGGATGTCGCCATCGGGCTTTACAAACGCTGGGTCGCTAAGCGCTTGGGGGTCTGCGATGTCCCGCCCCGAAGCGGCGAACCTGGTCAGTGATCCGAGCGCCAGCCCCGGCTGGGCCGGGGACCCTGGTGATCTGGCTGGGGTACGGGACTGGGAACCCGCGGCTCTTCGCTAGCGGACAGTTCACCAGCTTAGTGAACTGCGGTGAACTGGTTAACCCCTTGAGTTCATTGGGTGAACTGGACTTTCCGACATGACTTTTCTCACCAAATCGGAGTTCGCCGCCCGCCACGGATGGTCGAAATCCTACGTTTCAAAACTCGGCAAGCAAGAGCGCCTAGTGCTTTGCTCGGACGGCAAGGTCGACGTCGAAGCCACCGAGGCGCTGCTGGCCGAATCGGCTGATCCGAGCAAGGCCGCCGTCGCGGCCCGGCATGAAGAAAACCGAGTCGAACGGGATGTGCGTAGTCACCTCCAGCCTGGCGGCGACACACCTGCGGTGCAGCAACCGGAACTGTCGCCGTCTGGCGGCCCTAACTTCCAGCGGTCGAAGGCTCATCGCGAGTTCTACCTTGCAGGTCTGGCAGAGACCGAGTTCTACAAGGTTCGAGGCAATCTTGTTGAACGGGCAGCAGTCGAAGACGCCGCGTTCGCTGCGGGGAGGCTGCTTCGTGAGCAGTTTTTCGGCTTGGCCCCACAGCTAGCTGGCGAGGTAGTCGGGATGAGCGACTTGTGGGAAGTCGAGAGGCACCTCATGGACACTTTTCGTCGGGTCTTCACCGAAGCGGCCAACATGAACAGCGCCGACCTTGAACAGGCCATTGGCCTGAAACCATCCACTAACAAGAGCTGAGCCTATGCCCACCGGATACGCAGACGGTGCAGAGGTGTACCGCGAAGCGTTTTGCCGAGGGCTTACGCCAGACCCTGATCTTTGGGTCGACGAGTGGGCAGATGAGTACATGCGAATCCCGCGTGGTACTGGTGCCGCAGAGCCTGGCAAGTATCGTACCGCGCGAACGCCTTATGCCCGCGAACCTATGCGCTGCCTTTCACCTGCTCACCCGTGCAAGCGGGTGGTAACCAAAATCGCCTCGCAGCTGATGAAAACGCAGATCGCCCTGAACTGGATCGGAGCGCTGATCCACATGGCTCCGGCCAACATCTTGACGCTACTGCCCACCGGGGGCTTGGCGAAGCGGGTGTCTTCACGGATCGGCAAGACCATCGATTCAGTCCCTGAACTGAAAGCGCGGGTGGCGTCGGTCCGGTCCAGGGATTCCCGTAATACCTTGGACACCAAGGAATTCGATGGTGGCGCACTGTTTGCCACTACGGCCGGCTCGGCTGCCAACCTTTCTGAGCTTTCGGCTCGGTATGTGTACGGCGATGAGGTTGATCGATGGGAGGTGGACGTCAACCAGGAAGGTGACCCGATCAAGCTGGCCGAAGCTAGGGGTAGTACATTCGGGCGTAACGCCAAGTTTTACTTTTCTAGCTCTCCGCTCATCAAGGGCATGTCACGTATTGATGACCTCTACATGATGGGAGATCAGCGGCACTACTACGTGCCTTGCCCGCATTGTGGGCACATGCAGGTGTTGGTCTGGGAGCGACTGTTGTACTCGGCTGATTTCAGCACCACGCACTACCAGTGCGCGGGACCAGAGTGCGATGTGCTCATTGAGGAGCACCACAAGGCAGATATGCTGATCAAGGGTGAGTGGCGCGCTCATGCGCAAGGTGATGGCGAGACGGTGAGCTTCCACCTAAGCGCGTTGTATGCCCCTTTAGGTTGGCAATCCTGGGCCACGCTGGCTAGGGAATATGAAGAAGCCAAGCTTGCTCAGAATCGCGGCAATCTGCATCCCATGCAGGTTTTCTACAACACCCGGTTGGCTGAGGTCTGGGATAGCGCAATTGAGCAAACCAAAGCCGAGGTGCTGCAGGCCCGCGCTCTGCAAGAGGATTATGTGCTGGGCACCCTGCCTGTGGGAGCGCTGGCGCTGACGGCCTCCGTTGACGTCCAGGCCAACCGCCTGGAGATCATGGTTATGGCCTGGGGCGTCGGCATGGAGCGCTGGGTAGTCGATCACCAGGTGATCCCTGGCGACCCGGCCGACGAGCGCACCTGGGCTTTGCTGGATGACCGCTTGAAGCATCGGTACCGGCACCCTTGTGGGGTAAGCCTTGCGATCCTGGCTACAGGCATTGACTCTGGCGGTCACCATACGCATGAGGTCTACCAGTTCACCCGTGTGCGTCGATGGCGCAACGTGTTTGCGCTCAAGGGTGCGAGCAAACCGGGTAAGGCTGTGATCGCCCAGCGTCCGTCGCAGGTTGACGTCACCTGGAAGGGCCAGACCGAACGCAATGGTGCCGAACTGTGGATTGTTGGTACCGACACGGCCAAAGACTGGATCTACAACCGCTATAACTTCGAAAAAGGCCCTGGCGCGCTGCATTTCGCCAAGGACCTGCCCGATGAGTTCTTCCAGCAGTGTGTCGCCGAGCGCAAGGTCGTCCGATACGTGAAGGGTCATGAGCGGTTCGAATGGATCAAGAGCAAAGCAGAGCGGAACGAGGCGCTCGACCTCATGGTGTACAACCTGGCCATGGCCTATTTCCTCGGCCTGCACCGCTACGTCGAGAACGACTGGGACAAGCTACGGCAGGCGCTCGCGCAGGCCAGCCTCTTCGAGCAGGGCGAACCGCAGCCAGCCCGGCCCCAGGCCGCCGAACGGGACGATGACGACCAAGACGAAGACGATCCGCCGCCACCCCAGCCGGCCCCTCGGGCTGCCCCACCACCCATGCAACGCCGCAGCTCCAGCAGCGGTTACCTGAAGAGACGCTGACATGGCTTACACAAAAGCAGACCTCGCCACCGTCGAGCGTGCGATCGCGCGTGGTGAAAAGATCGTTCGGTATTCGGACCGTACCGTCGAGTATCGAACGGTCGACGAGTTGATCAAGGCGCGCGACCTGATCCAGTCCGAACTGGTGAAGGCCGCCGGGCCGCGCTCGCGCGTGACTCGCCTCTACCATGGGGGCAAGGGACTGTGAGCGGACGTTATATGTCCCTCGGCCGTTCCGGCATTTTGGTGCCCGAGCGGATCAAAGCCAGCTACGAAGGCGCCGCCGAGGGACGGCGCTCATCGGGTTGGGATGCGCCGGACACCGGCGTCAACAGCCTGATAATGCCGGCCTTGCGCAACCTGCGTTCCCGCTCCCGCAGTGCGGTCCGCAATGATCCATACGCCGCCAACGTTATCGACAAGCGTGTCAGCAACCTGATCGGCACCGGCATTACGCCGCATCCGCAGCTCGCCGACAAAGAAGTACGCAAGGCGATGCAGGTCCTGTGGGAGGACTGGGTGGATGAGGCTGATGCCGATCAGCTCACCGACTTCTACGGCTTGCAGGCTTTGGTGGCCCGAACGGTGGAGCAGTCAGGCGAATGCTTCGTCCGCTTGCGTCCGCGCCGGTTGGAAGATGGCTACGCCGTACCGCTGCAGCTGCAGTGCCTGGCACCGGAGTTCGTCCCGCACGACAAGTTCGAGGTGACCCGCTTTGGCAATGTCATCCGCGCAGGGATCGAGTTCAACGCCATGGGGCGGCGGGTGGCGTACTGGTGCTATCGCGTCCACCCCAGCGACAAGTCTTCGCTGAATGTCGGCTACAACCAGCTGGTGCGTGTCCCTGCTGAGCAGATGCTGCACATCTTCGAGCCACTGGAACCGGGGCAGCTGCGAGGTGTGCCGCGCCTGGCGCCCGTCCTAAAGCGCTTGCGCAGCCTGGACAACTTCGACGATGCGGTGCTGTTCCGGCAGGAAGTGGCCAACCTGTTCGCAGGCTTCGTGCGAAAGCCAGCGCCGGACGGTCGACCACAGCTTGATCCTCTCACCGGGGCGCCGGTCGACCTCGACCGGGACGGGTTCACCCCGATGGTGGGGCTGGAGCCCGGCACGGTGCAGGAGCTGGGGGCAGGCGAGGAGATCGAATTCTCCGACCCGCCGGACGCAGGCAACAACTACCGCGACTTCATGCGGCAACAACTGATGGCTGCCGCTGCCGGTACCGGCTTGCCTTACGAGCTGATGACCGGCGACATGCAAGGTGTGAACGACCGGGCAATACGCGTGGTTCTGAACGAGTTCCGGCGCCGGCTGGAGCAGCTCCAGTTCCAGGTCTACGTCCACCAGTTATGCCGTCCTGTGCGGCAAGCCTGGTTGGACATGGCTGTCCTGGCCGGGGCGCTCGACCTGCCGGACTACTCGCAGCGGCGCCGCGAATACCGGCGCACCCGCTGGGTGCCGCAAGGCTGGGCCTACATCCACCCCGTTCAAGACGTCCAGTCCCGGCAGATGGAAATCGCTGCCGGTTTCACCACGCGCAGCGAGACTTGCTTGCGCAACGGTACCGATGCCGAGGTGGTGGACGAAGAGAACGCCGCCGATCTCGCCCGGGCGCAGGGCCTGGGTATCAAGTACAGCACTTTGTCGGCGGTCGATGACGATCCCGACGAGAAGGAGAAACCATGATCCCCTTGAAACCCCTCCGTATCTTCAACAAGGCCCCCACGCAGCAGCCCGAAAACGAACAGCACTGGTACCGTATCAGCGCCGCCACCAAGGCCGAGGGCGCTGCTGGTGCTGAGCCAACCCCGATCGAGATCTACATCTATGGCGAGATCGGTGGCTGGGGAATCACTGCCAACCAGTTCCTCCGCGACCTGAAGGCGGTCGATGACGGTGTATCGCCGGTGCACGTGGCCTTCAACACCAACGGTGGCGACCTGTTCGAGGGCCTGGCTATCCACAACGCGCTGCACCGGCTGGGTGAGCGCTGCACTGCCCGTATTGATGCGCTGGCTGCCAGCGCAGGTAGCGTAGCGGTATGCGGTGCCCACCGGGTGGTGATGGCATCCAACGCGATCCTAATGATTCACAACCCCTACACCTGGATCGAAGGCGACGCCGAAGAACTGCGGCGGGTGGCCGATGTGCTCGACCAAGCCTTCGAGGTGATCATTGCGGCTTACAAAGCTAAATCGCCTGACATCGACGAAGTCGAGCTGCGTCGCCTGGTCAACGCTGAAAGCTGGCTCACCGCCGAGGAGGCGCTCGCCCTCGGGCTCGTTGATGACATCGGCAGTGGCGTGCAAGTCCGCGCTTGTCTGGGCAACGGCGCGGCCATGGCCCGCTATCAGAAGACACCGCAGGCGTTGCTTGATCAGTTGGCCAGCAAGCCGCCGGCTGAAGATCCAGTAAAGCCGCCTGCGTCGACCAAACGTGACGTCGCGGACTCCACGGCGCTGGCGCTCATGATCACCCAGGACTGCGCAAAGGCTGGTATCGGCAACTTGGCTGAAACGCTGATCGCTTCGACCAAACTGATTGACGCGACCACGGTGCAGGCTGCGCTGAAGCAGGCCAAGGGCGTACACGATCTCTGTGTCGCGGCGCGGTTGCCCGAGCTAACGAAGGAATACGTCGCCGCCGGCTTGGACGCCGACGCGGTGCGGGCGCGGTTGTTCGAGAAGATTGTCAGCTCCGGTAAGGGCTTCGAGATCAACAACGCCTTGCCGCCGGCCGACGATGACCAAGAGAAGATCAAGGCGCAACTCCCCAACCCATCCAGTATCTGGGCTGCCCGCCGGCAGGCCGCCAATAAAGGAACACGACCATGAGCAACACCCAACTGGAGCCGGTCCATGCCGGTGAGTTTCTGCTTTCCGAGGGAGCGGGCAAGATCTCCCGTGAAGCCATCAACATCGCAGCAGGCCCGGCCCTGGTTGCTGGCCAGCTGCTGGGGCTGGTCACGGCAACCGGCGAGTTCGCGCCATACGATCCTGCGGCTGAAGATGGGACTGAAAACGCCGTCTGCATCCTCTTTGCCCCACTCGGCGAGTCCGATGTCTCGCGCCGTGGGCGCGCGGTGGTGCGGCTGGCCGAGGTCACCGAGGCGCTGCTGACTGGCGTCGATGTCGATGCCGAAAAAGCGCTGGCTGCACATTTCATCATCTTGCGCTGAGCTGACTAACTCTTCTTCCCAACCCCGCCTTGAGCGGGGTTCTTACTTTCTGGAGTACCCCATGGCTGAGATTGCCATTTTCCAAGACGATGCTTTCAGCGTTGCGGCCCTGACTGCGGCCATCAACGAGCAGGAGTATGTGCCGGGCCGCTTGGCAGCCCTCGGTCTGTTCCGCGAAGAGGGTGTCCCAACCCTCACCGTCCAGCTCGAAAAGGACGGTGATACGCTCGCTCTGGTACCTGCAGGTGAGCGCGGCACCTCCGGGTTGGTGGTTGGCGGCAGCAAGCGTCAGCTGATTCCGTTCAACACCATCCATTTGCCGCAGCGCTTCGCTATCAAGGCCGACGAAATCCAGGGCATTCGCGCGTTCGGCGCCCTGACAGAGTTGCAGGCTGTCCAGGCTGTAGTGAACAAACGGCTGAGTAAGGCGCGGAGTCAGTTGGATGCTACCCACGAATACCATCGTATGGGGGCGCTCAACGGCAAGGTGCTTGATGCTGACGGCTCTACGGTGCTGCTGGACATTTACAAGGTATTTGGCGTGTCGCAGCAGAAGCTGGCGATGGGCCTCAACGATCAGGAATCGAATGTTCAGGGGCAGTGCGTGGACGCACTGGACATGCAGGAGGACGCCCTTGGCAACGTCACCACTACCGGCGCGCGTGCCTTCTGCGGCAAGACGTTCTGGAAGAAACTGATCGCCCACAAGTCGGTGGTCGACACTTACAAGGGCAGTCAGCAGGCCGCATCCCTGCGCGGTGATGGCCGTGAGTCGTTCGACTTTGGCGGTATCAGCTGGGAGCGTTACCGAGGCAAGGTCGGTGGCAACGCGTATGTTGCCGACGACGAGGCGCGCCTCGTGCCTGAGGGGGTCTCGGATCTGTTCCTGTCGATCTACGCCCCGGCGGATTACATCGAGACCGTTAATACCGAAGGCCTGCCTTACTACAGCAAGATCGAGGAGATGCCTTTTGGCAAGGGGGTCGACGGCGAGGCGCAGTCCAACCCGTTGCACATCTGCACCCGTCCCCGGGTTGTTATCCGCCTGACGATCTGATCATGGGCTTTCGGGACCTGATCGACGATGTGGATGAGGTGGTGTTCGATGTCCTGGGCGACACGGCGCACATCAATGGCCGTGATGTTCTCGGGATGTTCTCGGCGCCTTGGCTGCAACCCAAGATCGGTCAGATCAATACCGGCCTGCGTGAGCCGCATCTGGTCATCCGCGTTGGCGATAACGCGGGTGTTGAGGCGCGGCAGAGCGTCTTGATCGATCTTCCGACCGAGGACGGTGGTGGCAACTACATCATCGCCCGCATAGAGCCAGGGGGCGACGGCCTGGTGACGCTCGTTCTGAGGAAATCGCTATGAGTGTCGGCAGCTATCACAAAGTGTCAGCCAGTGCAGGGTTGCTCACCCTGCAAATGAGCCCGCAAGACGTTAAAGGTTTCGAGGACTTTGCCAGGCTTGTGCCCAAGGCCATGGCTGCGGCCCAGCGTCGAGCTATCAACAAGACACTGCGCTGGCTTCGCGGGCAGATTGCGCGAGAGGTCGGGCGGCAAGAACGCATCGCCATCGCAGCAGTGAGGCAACGGCTCAAGGCATTCCCAATGGGGAGCAGTGGGCAAGGCAAGTTGTGGTTCGGTATTCGTCCCATTGAAGCCAGTCGAGCTGGGCGCCCCCGGCAAACCCGCACAGGTGTATCGGTGGCGGGGCGTCGTTATCAGGGGGCGTTCTACCGACAAGTGTACGGGGGCAAGCCCGACATCTGGATTCGCACTGCCAGCAAGCATTTCGATGCCGCTGACTACCCGGAAAGCGAAGTATCGGGTGGCGGTGGTCGTCGATCTGGCTGGGTTTCAGAGAACGACAGCCGTTTTCCACTGGCCAAGGCGAAGATATCCCTGGATGACGTTCGACCGCATTTTGAGACCTGGACCACCCGGGCTCACGAACGATTGAAAGTGGTCCTTGAGCAAGAGCTGAATTTTGAGCTGCATAAGTATTTGCGGAGAACAGGCAATGGTTGATGACCCAATACCCCTCGCTAAGATCTATTGCGCAGTCGAGCAACACATCAGCGATGCCATTCCCGGCCTCGCCTATATCGGCACGATGCCGGACGGAATTGAAGTTGTGTCGGTACCGGCGGTAGTGCTGGAGCTGGCAGGCTTCGAAAGTGCGGACAAGGATCCTGGTACAGGCGAGACCGCCGTGGATGCTCGTTTCGAGGCGCGTGTGATCGTTGGGGTGGATGAGCCGAACTGCTTGCATGTAGTGGCCTTCGTCGCGGCTCAGCTGACGGTGCTGTTACGCATGCAGTCCTGGGGCCTGGCAGTAGAGTTTGCTCAGTTCGTACGGGCAGAGCGGGACTGGAGCCGGCCAGAACTGGACAGCTTTGCGGTCTGGGTCGTCGAATGGACTCAGGTTATCTACCTGGGCGAGGAGGAGTGGCCATGGCCCCGAGAGCCCGGCCCATTGAAGTTCGCCTTCGACCCGGACAGTGGCCCAGGCAATGAAGGCCTGTATCAATCGCCCGAGGCCCTGGCATGAGTTACGCGGCCGCGCAGGCCGACCGCATGCTGGCCGGCCTGTTGATTCCCTGTTACGTGGTTGGGGTGGATCTGGTCGCCGCCAGGGTGCGGGTTTCTGATGGCGGCGATTGGACAAGCGCCTGGGTACGCTGGCACGCGCAGGCCGCCGGCAAGGCCCGCCACTGGCGTGCGCCGAGCATGGGCGAACAGGGCGTGCTGGTGAGCCCGAGCGGTGAGCCGGCGCAGGGGACGTTCGTTCCTGGGCTGTATGGCAACGCGGGTGCACCACCGGACAATCGCGACCATGTCGAGGTCTGGCGCTTCGACGATGGCGGTTCCCTGGTCTACGACTGGGCGGCCAATAGCTACACCATCAAGCTGCCCACCGGCACGGTCAATATCGAGGTCGGTAGCAGCAAGGCGACAATCACCGACGCCGCGATCAACGCCGAGTCGGCCGCGATTACGGCCAAGGCGGCCACCATCACCCTGCAGGGCAGCGTGGAGATAGTCGGGCCGTTACGCGTAACGGGCGACATCCTCGGCCTCGGGAAAATCATCGACACCGCCGGAAACACGGCGAATCACAAACACTGACAGCCCGCCCTCGCGGGCTTTGTCTTTTCTGGAGCATCACTAATGGCAGTCAAGAAAAGCGATGAGACTGACGCAGCGGCGAGTGCGGACGGATCCGCCGTTATACCTGGTGCCGGTGGCGCCGACATCACCACTGTGGAGCCTGCGCCGGCCGGCGTGACCTTCGCTGACCGCGTCTACACCTCGCGTTCGTTGTTCCTGCAAGTCGGTGACGATTTGCGCGAGTTCAGGGTGCAGGCCGGTCGCGTGACCGTTCAGACCGACGACGCCGAGGCAGTGGCATTCCTGCGCAAGCATGCCGACCTGCAGCGGCTGGACGGCTAAGCGTGATTGGTCTGGACCGCTGGACCGGCCAGCAATCCACCGGCCTCGATCACCTGAAACAGTCGATTGAGGACATCCTGACCACCCCATTGAAAAGCCGTCGCATGCGGCCGGAGTACGGCTGCAACCTGCGCCGTTTTGTCGATATGCCGGTTAACGAAGGCTGGAAAAGCGCGGTACAGGCCGAGGTGGCCCGCGCGCTGGGCCGCTGGGAGCCGCGTCTGCAGCTGGAGCGGGTCAAGGTCGTTTCTGTGGTCGGGGGCCAGATTGGCCTGTTGCTGACGGGTCAGTACCTGGGCAACTCGGCCGTCCTGGAGGTGAGCGCATGATTGACCTGTCTTTGCTACCCCCGCCCGACGTGGTGGAAAGCCTGGACTTTGAGACGCTTTATCAGGAGGTGCTAGGCATTTTCCGCGCCCATATGGGCGACCAGTGGACCGCACTGTTGGAGTCCGATCCGGTGGTCAAACTGATGGAGGTCATGGCCTACCGCGAGCTGGTCATGCGTGCCCGCGTGAACGCGGCGGCCAAGGCCAGCCTGTTGGCCTATGCCAAGGGCGCTGACCTGGACAACCGCGCGGCTGACTACGGCGTGCAGCGGCTGACCATCCGGGCCGCCAACCCCGACGCGGTGCCGCCGGTTACAGCGCTGATGGAAAGTGACGAGGCGTTGCGCTACCGCACGCGGCTGTCGCTGGAGGCGCTGTCTGTCGCCGGAAGCAGCGGCGCGTATGAGTATCACGCGCTGAGTTCGTCGGCCGAGTTGGTGCATGTGTCGGTCGATTCGCCCCGGTTTTCCGGGGTGGCGGTGCCAGCCTCGGTTAAGTCGCAGCTGCCGGCCGGGGCCATTGTCGTGGTTTGTGACTACGACGCTGGCATGCCCAGCCCGCTGCCCGGCGACGTATCGCTGGCGGTGCTGGCAAGCCCGACCAGCACCGTGCCCGAGGCGCAGCTGGTGGCCACTGTGCTCAAGGCGCTGTCGGCCGAGGATGTGCGGCCAGTGACAGACAGGCCGCGTGTGCAGGGCGGTATCCCGACCGACTTCAAGGTGGAGGCGGTGCTGTGGGTGGAAGACGGGCCAGATCCTAACGTTGTCCTTACGGCTGCCAGGGCTGGCTTGGATGCCGCCATTGCCGACGCGCGCCGGCTTGAGGGGCAACTGCCCGTCTCGGCCATCTACGCGGCGTTACACGTAACGGGGATTAGCCGCGTCGACCTGACCAAGCCGGTGGAGGGGGTGGTGTGTGACAAGCGGCATTACCCGCGCGCCACAACCATTGCCCTGACCACCAAGGTGGTCACATGAGCCTGCTACCGCATAACGCCTCGCTGCTGGAGCGCTCCTTGGAGCGCGCCGGGGAGCTGGGCGTGGACCCGGAAATCATTCGGGGCGTGGCCGACTCGGCGCGCTGCCCGCCCAACTTCCTGCCGTGGCTGGGATGGGCGCTCAAGGTCGAGGGCTGGGAGGCGGCTTACACCGACGACCAGCGCCGCGAGCTGAACCGCGAGGCGATCCCGGTCCACAAGACCAAGGGCACCGTCGGCGCAATCCGGCGCGTGCTGAGGGCGGTGCGGGTCAACGCGGAGTTCAAGGAGTGGCAGCAGATCCCGAACGCGGCGCCGTACACGTTCCAGGTCACGGCCTGGGCCAACGACAACCGGGCGGGTGAGGGCTCGATTATCTCCCCCGAGCTGGGCGCGCGGTTACGTGCCTTGGTCGACGCGGCGAAGAACGAGCGCAGCCACTACACGTTTCGGCTGGGCGCGCGCTTCGACGGTGGCCTGGTGCTGGGTAACGCGTTCCAGGCGCGGGCGGTGCAGCACCGTTCCATGGATGCCCAGGCGGTGCCATTCGACACCATGGCGCAGACGGTGCTGTTTGCCAATGCGCTTAACGCGTCCAGCGTTTCCCGGCGGTTTGCCGAGGCGCAGGGCGTTCCCATTCAAGCAGAAGGCGCCCCGCTGGTGGCCAACGCGGCGCATGTGCGCACGGTCGTGCGGGGCTACATGGAGGCTGTTCTATGAGTACAGGCTTGCAACCTGTCATCACCAAGGCCGGCCTGGCGGCGATTCTGTCGGCGACGAAAACCGGCCTCGCGGCCGAGATTAGCCATATCGCCCTGGGCACTGTTGCCTACACCCCGAGCGCTGATCAAAAGACCCTGCGCACCGAGGTGGCGCGCTTCCCGATTTCCAGCGGCGAAAAGCTGAGTAGCACGTTGCTACACCTGACTGCCGTCGCGGACGGTACGACAGCGTATTGGGTGCGCGAGGTCGGCATTTTCCTCAAGGACGGCACACTTCTGGCGGTCTGGTCGAACCTGACCGAGGCGCTGGCCTACAAGGCCGCCAATATCGACCTGCTGCTGGCCTATGACCTGTCATTGGCGGCGCTGCCGGCCGACAGCGTGACCATCACCAGCACGGCGGCCGGCCTCAACCTGACGCTGGCCGGGCCGCTGGCTGCAATGGCGACAGCGCTTATTTCCGAGCAGTTGCGCGGTATGGAGTTGCGCGACCGAGTTTCCAGCCAAGAGCGTGCGCAGCGTATCGCTGAGGAGCAAATCAGCAGCGTGCTGATGCGTTTGGCGGCTGCCGAGAAGTTCGCCAGCGAATCACGGGATGCCCTGTTGAGCCTGGCCGTGATCAATGCGACCGGGCTTATGACCCTTCAATACAACCAAATCCAGAAACTACTCGGAGCCTAAAGAGCATGAGTCTTGAAACTGAAGTTGCCGCGCTGACGGCGGTAAACAACAAGCTGGTCGACACCATCAACGCCAAAATGGCAGGTATCAACGCCGCTGTGGCTGCTGCCGTCGCGGCGGCTCCTGAGGTGTACCGTAACTACTTTGTCGATCCCGTAATCGGCAGCGATACCGATGGCCAAGGCACGGTAGCGAGCCCGTTCAAGACCATCGCAAAAGCGATTGCTGCCACGCCGCTGGGTGGTCGCTGTGACGCAACGCTGCTCAAGGACTTTACCCTGGCTGGGCATGTCTCACTCAATGGCCGGAAATTGGCATTGCGTGGCGAGCTGAATGCCGGCCGCAAGCTGATCCTCAACGAATTTGTGCCGGATGGCGAAGCGCTTATGCGCATGGGGTCATTCTGGCATTCGGACGGGTCGACGCTGGATATCTCCAACCTGACTGTCAGTTTCCCGGCCTCCTCGGCAGGTGATCTGAGCGCCTATTACTGCTTCGCCTTCGGCAGCGGTTCCTCGGCGCCGATCTTGAACCAGCTTCGTTTTTACAACTGCACTCTGGAGCTTCGTGGCACCTTCCGAGGGAAGATTTTCGGCCCTAACACCGCGCTCTACGCGCTGCAGATGAGCAGCACCGTGATGCCGTCGGGTCTAGCCGGTTTGATCCTGAACGGTGTTGCAGCAGGGACCAAGTCCGAAACCATCCCGCACATCCTGACCAACCTTTCCACCCTGTGAGCTGATCCCATGCAAAAGTATCTCTTGAACGTCCTGTACCAGGGCGCCAACTACGCGGGCTACGACTTCGACAATCTGCCCCTGCCGGTTGCCCTGGTTGCTGCCCAGCAGCAAATCGAGCAGGAGGCCGACCGCGCGCGCACCACGGTAATGGGTGATCCCTTGCGCGTGGTGGAGTACCAGCTGGCCGAGGCCGAGGCCAGTGCCTACCAGGCGGCCGGCTTCGTGGGTGATGCACCCAAGACTGTACAGGCCGTGGTCGACGCCGAAGGCATCGAGCCGCAGCAGGCGGTGCAGAACATCCTGGTGGAGGCCCAATCCTGGCGCGATGCCCTGTATGCGATCCGCACGGCGCGCCTGGTTGGCAAGCAGGCGGTGCTCAAGGCGACCAGTCATGCCGAGGCCGAGGCCAGTGCCGACACAGCTATCAACGCCATCCGCTCGAGCGTGCCCGGCGTCGTCTGACCCTCTCCCCGCATTCCCTTGAGCGCCCCGATTTCGGGGCGTTTTCGTTTCTGTTGGGCCGCTGCGTGCGGCCCTTTCTGTTGGAGCTATCCCATGACTGGATTCTTTCACGGCGTTACCGTAACGAACGTCGATACTGGCGCGCGCAGCATTGCGCTGCCGTCCTCCTCGATCATTGGTCTGGTCGACACCTTTACTGAAGGTGCCGGCGCCACGGCCAAGGCTGGCGACGTACTGCTGATCACCAACGAGCGCGAGGCCGTCGCCGCGTTTGGTGCCGGCGCGGCCATCACCAAGGCCTGCCAAGCCATCTATGCACGCTCCAAAGCGGTGATCGTCGCCACGGGCGTGGCCAAGGGCGCCGACGCGGCCGCACAGACCTCCGCGATCATCGGCGGTGTACAGGCCAGCGGCAAACGTACCGGCCTGCAGGCGCTACTGGACGGGAAGAGCCGTTTCAACGCCCAGCCGCGCCTGATCATTGCGCCCAAGCATAGCGCGACCCAGGCGGTGGCCACCGCCATGGATTCCATCGCCGCCAAGCTGCGCGCCGTGGCGATCATCGACGGCCCCAACACCACCGACGAGGCGGCCACCACCTACGCCAAACTGTTCGGCTCCAAGCGTCTGTACATGGTCGACCCGGGTGTGCAGATGTGGGACACCACTACCAGCGCCACTGTCGACGCGCCGGCCTCGGCATGGGCTGCCGGCGTGTTTGCTTATACCGACAGTGAATACGGTTTTTGGTCTTCGCCATCGAACAAGGAGTTCGTCGGCATCACCGGTACCACCCGTGCCATCGAGTACCTGGACGGCGACGAGACTTGCCGGGCCAACCTGCTGAACAACGCCAATATCGCGACCATCATCCGTGACGACGGTTTCCGCCTGTGGGGCAACCGCACGCTGTCGAGCGATTCGAAATGGGCGTTCGTCACCCGCGTGCGGACCATGGACATGGTCATGGACGCGATCCTGTATGGCCACAAGTGGGCGGTGGACCGGGGTATTACCTCGACCTATATCCGCGACGTCACTGAGGGTCTGCAGGCCTTCATGCGCGACCTGAAAGCCCAGGGCGCAATCATCAACTTCGAGGTCTACGCCGATCCGGTGCTCAACACGGCCAGCCAGCTGGAGCAGGGCAAGGTGTATTGGAACATTCGCTTCACCGACGTTCCGCCGGCTGAGAACCCGAATTTCCGGATCGAAGTTACCAACCAGTGGCTGACCGAAGTCCTCGACCAAGTCGCATAAGGAGCGCAATCCATGGCAATGATTCCCGAAATTTTGGCCAACCTGAACCTGTTTGTAGATGGCGTCAGCTTCCAGGGCGATGTGCCCAGCCTGACCCTCCCCAAGCTTACGCTCAAGACCGAGGAGCACCGGCCCGGCGGCTACGACATGCCGATTGAGATGGACGTGGGCATGGAGAAGATGGAGTCCAATTTCACCACCACCGGCGTGCGCAAGGAATCGCTGAAGTTCTACGGCCTCGCGGACGGCAACGCCTTCAACGGTACGTTCCGGGGGTCGTTCAAGGGCCAGAAAGGCGAAACCAAAGCGGTAATCGTCACCCAGCGCGGCACCTTGAAAGAGATCGACATGGGCGACTGGAAGCCCGGCGACAAGGCCGAAATCAAGCATTCCATTGCTGTGACCTACTACAAGCTGGAGGTCGGTGGCGAGACCATTTACGAGATCGATCCGGCCGGTATGAAGCGCGTCATCAATGGCGTCGACCAGTTGGCCAGCCAGCGCCGCGACCTCGGCCTGTAAAGCCCTTTCAAATCCCTTCACATCCCCCTTCAAATCAAGGACACCCGATCATGGCTAAGCCATTGCCTAAGTTCATCCAGTTGGAAGCTGACCGCGTCACCGTAATGCTGACCAGCCCGGCCGAGCTCAACGGCGTCCAGCAGGACCACATCACCTTGCGCGCGCCGACTGTGCGCGATATCCGCAACTCGACCAAAACCTCGGACGGTGACGACGAGCAGCGCGAGCTGAACCTTTTCGCCTCCCTGGCTGAGGTGCATGTCAAAGACCTGGAGGGGCTCACCTACAAGGACTACAACCGCCTCGCGACCGGGTACAACTTTCTGGTGCGAGACGACGAGCTTTAATCCGGCCACGCAGAAGCAAGCTGCCAAGCGACTTGCGGCTGAGCTGAATTTTTCGGCCGCAGAGATCCTGACCATGTCCTATGCGGACATGGTTTGGTGGTTGACGGATTGAGCTTGCATAGGGGGCACCGATGGCAGGCAAGCTAGCGTTATCGCTGGTGATCGGGGGTGCTGTCGCCTCATCCGTAGGCGCTGCATTCAAGACGGTCGAGAACGGCATCCAGAAGCTGGAAGCCAAAGGCAACAGGGCCAAGGTGCTGAAAAGCACCATCGGCGAAACCGTCAAACTGCGCGAAGAGTGGAAGCGTGCACACGACAGCGGTGCTGCCGGCGCCGACAAACTGCTGCGCAAATTGGACAGCAACCTGGATGCTTTGCGCAAGCAAGGCATTGAGGTGGGTCGCCTCAGTCGCGAGTATCAGCGCCTGGGGCGCGAGGCCAGAGCCGCCGATCTGCAGCTGAAGGGGCATCAGCAGCTGCAGGCGGGCAAGGAATCGCTCAAGTCGAACATCGGCAAGGCGGTGGTTGCCACGGGCGCCGCCGCTGTGCCGACGATGATCAGTGCGAACTATCAAGCGATCATCCGTGACATTGCGATCAAGGCCGATATTGTCAACAAACCGGAGGAGCGGCAGCTCACCCGAACGGTAATTGATACGGCCAAAGACACTGGTATGTCGCGTAATGACGTGGCCGACCTAGTCAACCAGCTGGTCGGCGCCGGTATGGACCTCGACAAGGCGCTGTCGTATGCACCGGTGGCTGCCAAATTCGCTATCGGCCAAGGCTCCTCTGGCGTCGATACGGCGTCGATGATCCAGGCGCTGCAGCAGAACGCCAAGATCAGCGATCCGAAGGTCATGCAGCAGGCGTTGGAGGCTATCGCTTACCAAGGTCAGGCGGGCAGCTTCGAGGCCAGCGACATGGCGAAGTGGTTCCCGCAACTGCTGGCCGGCATGGAGAAGAACGGGATCACCGGGCTGGATGCGGTGACCTCGCTGGGCTCCATGCTGCAGGTCCAGATGAAGACCGCCGGCAGTTCGGACGAAGCGGCAAACAACTTCAAGAACTGGATGGAGAAGATCGGCGCCGGTGATGTAGTCAAGGCCTACAAGGATGCCGGCATTGACTATCAGTCCTCGCTGAACACCGGTCTGCAGAAGGGCATGAACGTCATTGAGGCGTCCATGGCCCTGGCCATGAAGTACGTCGAGGCGACTGACCCCGCCAAGGCCAAAAAGATCGAGGCGGCCAAGGCCAGCATCGACAAGGAAGTCGACCCGGAGAAAGCCAAGGCCGCGCTGGATGCCTTGGAAAAGACCTTGCGCACCGGTGATATCTTCGCCGACATGCAGGTCAAGGCGGCGCTCACTGCCTATGGGCAGAACAGAGGGTTGTACGAGGAGCTCAAGGCCGATTCGCAGAAAGCCTCTGGCATCCTCGACAAGAACCTTGCTGAGCGCCGTGAGACTTCGGCGCAGCAGTGGGCCGAGCTGGGGCAGGCTGTTAACGACTCGATGCGCAGCATTGGCGATGCCATCCGCCCCGCGACCGACCTGGTGGCCAAGGGGCTGACCTTGGTCGTGCGTGGGATGACCTCCCTTGCGGACAACTTTCAGCCGGTCGTATTGGGTATCGCCGGCATCACTGCGGCGGTTGTAGCGTTCATGACCGCGACCAGTGCACTGAAAATCGGGCGGGGCGTATTCAACATCGCTCGCGGCCGAAGCCTTGATCGGTTGGCCGGGCGTGCAGGGCGTAATGACCGGGCGCCCATTGAGCTGCCGAAGACGGGCAGCAGGGTGGTCGATACCGGTCTCGGCTTGCTGGGCAAGTTATTCCCGGCGACGCAGCCGGAAGTGACATCCGTAAATGATCCCCAGACCGGCGGCAATGACACCCAGCGCGTATTTGTGGTTAACGCCGATGCATTCAACGGGATCGGAAACAGCGTTACCAATAGCACCCCTGTCGCAGCTGCTCGGGGGAGTCGCAGAAGCCGACGTCGGGCCCGTCGACGCGAGAGTAAGCAAGGCGCCCCAGCCCGGCCGAAGCAGGTGGTGGGACAGACAAAGCTGCCATCGGTACAGCCCACTATTCCTGCGGCTGTTCCTGCGGCTCTACCGAAAGCGGTGACCGGTGTTGAGGAGTTGGGCAGGGTCGCTCGCTCGGTGCGCGGCGTTACCCGTCTTGCCAAGCGATTGCCTGGCGGGAATGTGGTTGATGCCGGCGCTGCTGCGATTGATGTCGCGATCAACGCCAGCTCTCAGGGAGAGAAAGCGGAAGGTTATGGGGGCGCTGCAGGCAGTCTCGCAGGGACTCTCGCGGGCGCTGCTGCCGGGGCGGCCATCGGTTCGGTAGTGCCAGTTATTGGTACTGCAGTGGGTGGTGCTGTCGGCGCCGTGCTTGGCGGCATGGGTGGCGAATCGCTGGGCAGCTGGCTGGGTAAGCGCTGGTTTGGTGATGAGCAAGCTGATGTGGAGGACAAGCCAACGCCGGAAAGCCCGCAGATGCCGGGGCAGGCATTGCAGGCCACGGTGCTCTCTGCGCAGGAAGACAAGCCGGAAGGCAGGGCAGAGCAGCCGCCACCATTGCCTGCAGCGCCGGTACCGGCCTTGGGTGAGACCGTGCGCAACGTACCGGCCTCAACGCCTGTCGCGCCCGTGGTGTCATACGACCCACTCAGCCCCGGTGCAAAAGATCCGTACCTGTTGCCCGCGTTGACAGACAATAAGGTCCGTTTCCCGGGTGCGCCCCTGGTGCGGCCGCCGGTTCAGCCTGAACCGGTGCCCGAGCCTGAGCGAGCATCAATGCTGCAGGAGCCGTCGAAGCTGGGTGACACGGTAAAAGCCGTGGCGCCTCCGCCACCTGCCGCTCCGGCAGTGTCATACGACCCGCTCGAACCGGGGGCGAAGGACCCGTACCTGTTGCCGGCTCTGACGGCGAGCAAGGTACGCTTCCCAGGTGCGCCACTGCTGCGGCCGCAGGTTCAACCAGAGCCAGTGCCTGAGCCGGAACCGCAGGAGCCGTCGAAGCTGGGTGGCACGGTGAGAGCCGCAGCCGCTCCGGGAGTGTCGTACGACCCGCTCGACTTTGAGGGCAATGATCCATACCTGTTGCCGGCGCTGACGGCCAACAAAGTACGTTTCCCGGGTGCGCCCCTGGTGCGGCCGACGGTTCAACCTGAGTTCGTGCCCGAGCCTGAGCCAGCTTCCTTGCTGCAGGAGGCGCCGAGACTGGGCGACACAGTGCGAGCGTTGGCCGCCCCGCAACCGGTCGAGCCGGCAGTATCGTATGACCCGGTCAATCCAGAGGCCAAGGACCCATATCTGTTGCCGGCGCTGACGGCCAACAAGGTGCGATTCCCAGGTGCGTCTCTGGTGCGGCCGCCGATACAACCTGAACCAGTGATCGAGTCTGAGCCGGTACCGGCACTGCAGGACCCGCCCGCGCTGGGTGACACGGTGAAAGCCGTGGCCGCTCCGGCGCCGGCCGCCTCGGCAGTGTCATATGACCCGCTTGATCCGGGGTCCAAGGATCCGTATCTATTGCCGGCCCTGACGGCAACCAAGGTGCGCTTCCCAGGTGCAGGGCTGGTGCCACCGCCAGTTCAGCCGCAACCGACGTCGGAAACCCTTCCGACGAGACTGGGTGAGGCGCCGGCTCAAGTGACTATCGACAACCGCGAGCGCAAGCCTTCTGCCGCTGGTGTTTCATCTCAAGCGATCCCCCGGCCCAATACCATGCCGGCGGGGTTGGGTGATCTGGTACGCGACATGGTGGCCAAATCGGCGCCTGCCCCGCCCCGCATGCCCGACCTTGTTCAGCCATCCAAAGTCGCAGCGCCGCCCCAGGCTGCGAAGGTTGATCAGTCGTTCACCTTCGCGCCGAGTATCCCGATCAACGTCACCGGCGATGTGAAGGACCCGGCGGAGCTACTGCGCGAGCTGGAATCAGGTGTGAGGCGGCTGTTCGATGGCTGGCAGCGTGAGGTGTCTGCGCGCACGGCCTCGACCCAATTGTTCGATCAACCCCATGTGTAAGGAGGGCCTATGGCCTACATGGCGCAGCTGGAGTCATCCCTTTCCGGGCTGGTTTCAGCTGGGGAAGCTGGACGCAAAGGCGTGGACGGCATGCTGTCCCCGCTCAACAGTGCGGTCGGGAGCATCACTGGTGCCGCGTCGGAACTGGAAAACATACCGTTCATAGGGGCTGAGGCTGGTGCAAAGCTTGGTCGGATCGTGCGAAGTATCAACGTAGCGCAGTCCCAGGTGGGGCAGGTGGCGTCGATGTATAGCCGAGCCGTCACCGGCGCTGCTCAGGTGCAGGAACGCCTGGGCACGTTTAGGGCCATGGCGACCAAGGTCACCGCCGAGGCCGGGCGGGTGGCGGGGCTGGTTAGCCCGTCACTGGCCAACATTCTGCCCACGGGCGGCCTGATGGGATCGGCTACACCGCTTCCTGAGGCGGTTGCCCCATTTCCGCACCTGCTGATCATCCAGCCGCATGACCCCAAGCTGCAGCCGTATTACTTCAACCTGGGCACTGCACCCTTCGACGAGCTGCGCCGACAGGCGTCGTATCGCTGGGCTGGGCAAGAGCGCCTGCGTCGAAGTGTGGCGCAGCAGGCGGTCGGCTTGGGTGAGGAAAAGATCACGCTCAAGGGCGCGATCTTCCCGCACCACAAGGGCGGCATTAATCAACTGAAGGTGCTGCGTAGCATTGGCCGCAACCTGCAGGCGTTGAAGCTGGTCACGGGGTATGGCGAGGTGCTGGGCGACTGGTGCCTGGTGAGTGTGGAAGAGGAACAGAGCCACCTGCTGGCAGGCGGCATCCCTCGTAAACAGGGCTTTAACCTGGAGTTTGTGAGCTATGGCAACGACCTGCAGAACGTCTGACGGGGATCTGCTGGACGTGATCTGCCAGCACTATTACGGACACCTCAACGGTAGCGTCGAGGTGGTGCTGGAGGCTAATCCGGATCTGGCCAGGGAGGTGCAGCCGTACCGAGCCGGCCTGCTGATCCAGTTGCCCGACTTGTCGGCGCCGGCGGTCGAGCTGCTGCAGCTGTTCGACTGACCTCCTTCAACTGACGCGTAACGAGCCCCGCCCCGCGCGGGGTTTCTTGTATCTGGAGCACGCATGAAACCAACGTATCGAGTCATTGCCGACCGCAAGGACATCACCGCGCTGATCAATGACCGCCTGTTGCTACTGCGGATCTCGGATAAGCCCGGCATGGAGTCGGACGAGTTTGAGCTACGCATTGACGACCGCGACCAGGCAGTGGCGCTGCCAGCGCGTGGAGGGATGGTGGAGGTCTTGCTGGGTTACGAGGGCCAGCCGCTCAAACGCATGGGCGCCTACACCGTCGACGAGGTGCAAGTCTCCGGACCGCCCGATGAGCTGACCATACGAGGCAAGGCCAGCGACATGCGTGGCAGTGGCAAGACCATCCGTAGCGGCAGTTGGGAGAATGTGCCGCTGTCAGAAATTGTCACTGAGATCGCCAAGCGTAACGGCTGGGAGGTGGTCTGCCCGGTCACGACGAAGGTAGAGCGCATCGATCAGCGCAACGAGTCGGACTTTAACTTTGTCACTCGCTTGGCCCGTCAGTACGACAGCACAGCCAAGGTTGCCGAGGGCAAGCTGCTGGTGATGCCTCGGCAGGGTGGCAAGAGCACCTCGGGCAAGTCCCTGCAGGTGGTCACCATCAACAAGACGGATGTTTCTCGGTATCAGTTTCGGCTATCGGACCGCAGCACGCAGAAGGCAGTGAAAACACAGCATCAGGACCCGAAGACCGGCGCCTTAAAAGTAGTCCAGCTGGACAACGATGAGTCGCCAGACAGTCTGCCTCCGGTTCATACCGACCGCCATATCTACCCCAACGAGACTGCTGCCAAGCAGGCTGCCAAGGCGCGGCTGGCCGCGTTTAACCGCAGCACTGCAGGTGTGCGTCTGGAGATGGCGGGGCGGCACGATCTGTTCGCCGAGTGCACGATCAACGCCCAGGGCTTCAAGGTCGGGCTCGATGGCGAGTACCTGGTTGAAAGCGTTGAGCAGGTATTCACAGCCAGCGGGTGGACCACAACCGTGGAATGCAACGGCGGCAAGCAAGGCAAGGCCAAGGCCTCGGGCAAGAAAACGAAAGTCGAAAAGCCGCTCAAGGTTGAGCAGCTCTAAATCTCTCGGCCGGTTCCGGCCATCACTGGAGACACCAATGCCTATCTCAGTTCAACAGCTGCAACAGATCCTCCCTAACGCCGGCCGCAAAGCCGGCGTTTTTGTTCCTGGCCTCAACGCGACAATGGGCAAGTATTCGATCATCACGCCCAAGCGTATGGCGGCGTTCCTCGCCCAGGTCGGCCATGAGTCTGGCCAGCTGCTGTATGTGCGTGAGCTGGGTAACGATGCCTACCTGGCCAAGTACGACACCGGCCGCTTGGCGCAACGCCTTGGCAACACGCCTCAGGCGGATGGTGATGGCCAGCGGTACCGCGGCCGTGGGCTTATTCAGATCACCGGGCGCGACAACTACGAAGCCTGCAGTGAGGCGCTGTTCGGTGACAGTCGCTTGCTCAATACCCCCGACCTGCTCGAGCAGCCGGTCTACGCGTCGCTGTCAGCAGGCTGGTATTGGCAGCGCGCGGGCCTCAATAGCCTTGCTGACAAGGTGGCTCAGGCCGAGGACTCGGTTTTCGAGTCGATCACCCGCCGCATCAATGGTGGCCTGAATGGCTTGAAAGATCGCCAAGCGCTCTACAAGCGGGCGCTTGAGGTGCTGCAGTAATGTCGCTGAGTTGGCGTATCGCCTTGTTGGCCGTTGCGCTCGGGCTCTATGTCGGCGGCCGTGGCGCCTGGACGTGGCAGGCCAGCGAGTACGGTCGGCAGCTTGCTGATCAGGCAGCTGATTACATTGGGCAACTGGCCGACAAGGATCGAGCCTATGGCCACGAGCGTGAAGAGGCTGCAGCTGCAGCCTTGGATCAGTTGGCGGAGCAGAAGGCTCAGCGACAAGCCCTGGAGGTTCGCCTGCAGGAACAGGGCAAAACCCATTGGCAGGAGATGAACGATGCTCAAACAACTCAAGCTCGCCTGCGTGACAGGCTTGCTACCGCTGATCTGCGGTTGTCAGTCCTTGTCGACGCCGGAGCCTTTGCCGCCCCGGGTTGTGACGGTGGGGTGCGAGAAACCGCCGGCACCGGAAGCCTGGTACATGGCGCCGTACGCGCCCAACTTGACCCAGCGCATGCTCAAGGAATTATCGCCATCACCGACGAGGGCGACCGGGCGCTGATTGCACTGCAGGCCTGTCAGGCATACGTGCGCGAAGTCACCAAGTAAAAAGAGGCGAGCCCGGAGGATGCGTCAACATCCAGCCCGGCCCGCCGAACCCGCAGACCCTTCCTGCAAGTCCAGCCGTGGCCTCTGCTTTGTGCACAAAGCGCGGCGAGCCTAACACCTGTTTATCCATACAGTAAAGACTTGTATACCTATGACCTCTCCAATCATTTCCTGGATGGGTGGCAAACGCCGCCTGGCCGACCGCTTGATCCCTCTCTTTCCCCCTCATGAATGCTATGTCGAAGTCTTCGCCGGCGGTGCCGCGTTGTTCTTCATGCGTCCCCAGCCCGCTCCGGTGGAGGTGCTGAACGATCTTAACGGTGACCTGGTCACCCTTTACCGCGTTGTGCAGAACCACTTGGAAGAGTTCGTGCGCCAGTTCAAATGGGCGCTCAGCTCCCGGCAGATCTTCGAGTGGCAGAAGATGACGCGTCCTGAAACCTTGACTGATATCCAGCGAGCTGCGCGCTTCTTTTACCTGCAGCAGCATGCGTTCGGCGGCAAGGTCACCGGGCAGACGTTCGGTACCGCAACCACTGGGCCGGCTATTAACTTGCTGCGCATTGAAGAAAACCTGTCGGCCGCGTGGCAACGCCTCGCCGGCACCTATGTAGAGAACCTCTCCTGGCTGGCCTGTGCCGAGCGCTACGATCGACCGCACACGTTCTTCTACATGGACCCGCCTTACTGGCAGACTGCCGGCTATGGCGTCGACTTCCCCTTCGAGGAGTACGAACGCATGGCCGACTTCATGCGCCGTTGCAAGGGCAGGGTGATGGTCAGCATCAACGACCATCCAGACATCCGCCGAGCGTTTGAAGGTTTCCACTTCGAGTCCCTAGATATCCGATACAGCACCACAAATCAGCGGCACAGCAAGGCAGAGGTCACGGGCGAACTGGTGATTATGAACTGGGCCCCGGGCTCGTTGGGGGGCTTGTTTATCTGATCGAGAATCACAAGCCGGCGAGCGGGGGCGAGGTGAGCAAAGGTGCAAAGGCTTATCCAGCCCTATGGTTCGAAACGCTTCGGATCAAACGGTAGGGGTCTGAACTCTGGTCCGTTACCTGATAGACGCCATGTCACGTTGGCAAGACCATACCGCTCTGCCATGGGACGCGAAACCTTCCGAATCTTTTGCTGCCCGAAGCGGGGAATCGTTCCGATACCAGCATCGCAAGAAGCCCAGTGCCAAGCCTCCGCATTGTCCATCTTCTCAAGGCGTATGATAAAGCTCCGCTTTTCTCCGCCTAACGTGTACTCAATGATGTAAAGCTGTGGGCCTGCCATTGGCTACATCCTGTTTATAGCTTCGTGTTGGAACCCACCACTAAGGATTAACCTTCCGCTGCGGGCGCTTGCTCCCCGCCCTGGGGCGGTGTGCCTAGTAGATACACGGGCACTCCCATTTCGTTCATTTTTTTGGTGCCATGCGCTGGAATCCGCTTCGTCTATATGCCTTACTTACCGTATTTAGATGGAGGGCGGCATGAGAATCAGAGGTGACACCTACTGGGCTTGGGCAGATCCCGAACTGCATTGTCGTACGCACTCAGAAAAGCTGGACTCGGGGTTAACGATGGATGTCCAAGTCCGTTTGTCTCGAATGGGCGTCACTCAGCTTTTCATCGGTTTGTACGGGCACAAGGGCCTCATGCTTCACGAGGAAGCCTATACGGACCGGCCAGGTCAATCCATGACTACAGCATTGACGTGGGGGACAGCCCGAGCTCGCGATATAGCTTCATCCGTCCCCTCGGGCAAAGCGAACTACGGCTAGACGAAAGAAGCCCCAAGGGAGCTAGAGGACTGATAGGGCCACACCATTACACCCATAAATTGGGGCTTAGTGGGGATTACGGCTTATGCCGGAGCACATGGTACAGAGCCACCATATCCACCAAGCCCACGATTACCAGCGTCGCGATCATGATCCAGCGGTCTGAAGGAAGCATGCGCACCCCCACAGTGATGGCTAGAGCAATTTAAGCAATTGTTGCGCCAGATGCAGTCGGCGTACCTGATCTGCTCGAATGTGCTCCACCGCTCAATGTTGCCTGATCTAGTTACCACCGAGAGCGAATGGGAAGAGCGTCCCAGAGATAGCGGTCACGACCGTAAGCACTCGATCCCCAGAGCTATCTCTCTTTCATGAAGGTCTAGGGTCGCGAGGGCTGCTCGTACGTTCTCATGAACTACCGTTGATCCACGATTGTTAACCCATAGGGATATCTCTTCCAGCGCAGCTCGGATAGCAGTTTGATTCATGAGCAACAGCTCTAATGTATCGGCTGCTATGGACGCTTTGTCATTCATCCGTAGTCCTTGAAAGTAAACAGTGTGTGGGCCCATTTGGGGACGTCGGAGCGTATTTTATGCGCAACCACTCTCGTAAACGCAATTAAAGACTGACTACCGAAAAGGTGCGCCCCACTCTGATGCTCAAAGGCTTGCGCGCTTTTTTCGTGCCGCCGCTTCCAAAATGAACGATTTGGGTTATCCAAAGCACTAAGGTTTTCCCACCTCCCAAAGGCTACAAGGATTTGTCAGCGATGACCGATGATGCCGACCAGGGCCTGCGAGCCCGGCTCAAGGCCAACTACATTGCCGACTGGGCTACCCTACCCACCGAACTGCTTCCGGCACTCCAGCGTCTGGATGATGGCCCGCGCAGCGCCCTCGTTGGCCTGCTGGCCAGCATGGCCCGCTCCCCGGCATGCCAACTATCCTACGATCTGGGGCTAGTGCATGGGCATATCTTCGCCGCCCTCCAGCGCAAAGAGCTGACTGAGGCGGAAACCGAAGGGCTGTTAGCCTTTGTCCGCGAGGTCACGCTATGAGTGCCATCCTGTCATATCGAGGACCGGCTGAACTTACCCTGATTTACGGCCGAGCGCCGGGGCTCGCCCGTACGGCCGAACGCCCGTCTGTGGAGGTGGTGGTCAGCCGACATACAGCCGCCGCGCCGTTTTCGGTCCTGGTCGGCCATAGTATCGGCGTCGACCTGCTCAACGGTTTTGACCTGACCCGCGCCGTCGTCGTTCTGCCCGATGGCACTGTGGTGGAAGGTCCGGTGCAGGAGATATCTGGAAGCGGCGACTATTTCGAGATTGCCTCCGTCTGGCCTGCGAGCCAGGGAGGACGCTATGCATAACGGCGAATTCTTGCCTGGGATGACCCTGCCGCCGTCTTTGCATGGCGGGTTGCGCCGGCGCCTCGCTAAAATTAGCGGGGCTATCGGCATCGGCAATTGCCTAATCGCGCAGGCTCGCGTCGAAGGCATGGTCGAGGCCCTGGAGCCTGGGGCGATTGAGCGGCTGTATGTGCTAGTAGAGCAGACTACCACCGTGCGCCTGCAGGAACTGGAGCGGGAGCGTTCAGAAGGTGGATGTGACTAG